CAACGGCAAAGTTAAAGGACCTGTCAACCAACCTGGTGCAACTGCACCTTCACGTTCTGATGATTTCACTCAAGCGGGATGGCCTTTAAAGTATGTGGATACTTCTGTTGAGCCTGCAGCAAATAAGTTTTATGTTGATGATTACACAACCATTTCTTTGGATGCACTTGTCGATAGGGTTGTTGAGTCTGTGAAAGCTAAAAACCGTGAAGCGAATATAGCTGCTAAGGCACATGCTTCCGATGAGGTTGTTACTCAATCCTTGATTCTTCCAGGTCATGCAGGTGATCGTGCTGAATACAGTGAATATCAGTTCCCATTGCGCAATCAGTATGGCGACATGGTTTTTGGGAGTGCTAATGGAGAGTTGATTCGCAGTATTTCTAGTTTGAACGAACTTGTGAATTTTAATGTTTCGTTGCTCAAGAAAATAGTTAAGTGTCGTTTTGGTAGTTCTGTTGCCTTGTTTGAGTCGTGGTATTGTAGAGGTGTTTCTCAATCTTTCGATTTTGAGGAAGGTGCAACTGAGGAGCGTTTGACATGTGCACTTGATGTTGTGACTGCTTATCGGACATTTTGTCGTGGTCGTGTCGCCCCTGCAGTTGAACACGATTTGGCATATTTTGTGTCTCGTCTTGGTGAAAGGGGTTTTCTGTTTGAAGATGGTGATAACAAAACCATGATTGGACCAAATATAAATGGACAGCGTGTTCAATTCCAGCTTCGTCACTTGCATCTCGTGAGTGCTGGTGTTTTTGCCCCTGATGATTACGAGATCTTGTGTGAAGTTCGTGATCGTATGGGTATTGAGCAACAATACTCAGCTTTTTGGGTTGGTGTTCTTGGCTTTTGTATTATATTGTATCGCTTTTTCATTTTCTGTTTCTTTGCTTTTGTTATGATTAACTTTGTTAAAACGCTTTTATCCGTGATTTTGTCAATGTTCGTGTCAAAGAAGGATAAGATAGTGTGCAATGGTAACGACATTGAGCATATGTTGTACATGCGTGAGCAAGCTGGATTATCTTGGCAAGGTGATGATCGAGGTTACGAGGACCGTGAGGGAAATCGTTATTTCTATGACCCAGAGAAACGCACCTGGGTTAAGTATGAGAAACATGGAAACAAGAGACAAGGAAAGAAGGGTGCGACAACACGAAGGATTCGTGGTGGAGCTCGCGCTCATGCGGCAGATTGGATCTCGGAATTAGATTCTGAGATTAATGTCAATGAGGGTGATGCACATATGATAGATAGATTTGCCTCACAGTTTGTGCGTATAACCCTCCTTTCCGATGGACC